TAAATAAAATCTTCTTATCGTTAATGTCGAACTCAAATCCTTTGAAGTCTTTACTAAAGACCTCATCTGTCTTTTGGTCGAACCACTTACGCTTCCGATTACTTTCCTCCTCTATAGTCTTTGACTGTTTTGTATACTGACGATAAGCCTCAAACTCTTCCTTCTCTTCCTGAGATAAGCCCATACCACTTGACTCAAGCGGAAACTTATATTTCTCTTTCTGAGAGTTGAAGTAGTTCTTCGCCTCGGCAATAGCTTTCTTTCTTGCAATCTTTGTACGCTTAATCTTTGATTCCTCATCTAAGTCCTCATCGTAGGTATACTCCTCCATTAAGACATCGATATCCTCAGAATCAAGATTCTGTTGCGTATCTGCAAGGTACTCTCTAAGAAGGTTATCAGGGTCCATAGCATCGTAATCTTTCCTAAGCTTTAGGAAGTCATCGAAGCCACGACCAGTCTCCTTCTTATAATTTAAATAAGCTGAAACATCCTCAGGTAATTCTTCATTTACCTGTCTCTGATCCATCAACTCATCGAATGAATTGATTTGCTTATTGTATCTCTTTCCAATATATGAAAGAACTTTTTCTTCAGATAATTCCTCCTCTTGTGGAGGAGTATCTTGAACTCCATTGTCAATACTAGAAGTATCCAAACCAATTGATACCTCACCGTTGATTTCCTTTTCATGCTTTTCGAGAAGTTCTTGTTCAACTTCTTGAATACTTTTTGGCTCAACTGCATCTAGTGATCTTACTTTGATTTCCATTTAATTAGATTTTATGTTACAAATATATATTTTTTTTTAACGTGGCTCAAACTCTGCCATATCGAACCCATCAAGCGTATCCTCATTGGATTCAAAGTTCATTGGCGGCAAGTTATTCTTCCTCTGATTAATCAACTTAGACTGCTCAGTGTTCTGCTGACTAATTCTCTTGGCTTTAGATTCTTCCTTCATCATGTCTCTATCTGCGAGCAATGATTCTTTAGCACCAGAAATCTGCATCTGATAGTTAAACTCTTCAGCCATCAACATTCTCTTAAGCTCAGCCTCTGCCTTCAACTTCTCAATGTCAAACGCCACCTCAGCCTGCTTCAATTGCATCTTTGCTTGAGCCTCTAACTGTATGTTCTGCATAGCAGTCTGCGCTGCAAATTCTTGAGATTGCAACTGCTGCTGAGCCATCATCTCCTGCTTCTGCATAGCCATCTTCTCCTCACGCTCCTGCTTCTTCACTCTCTTGAGTTTCAACAACTGGTTAGCAAGTTTAAGATTCTTAATCTCTCTGATGTCAATAGCATCCTCAAGATTAATATCACCCTTCGCTAGAGCAACCTGAATGTTCTGCTCAAGTTGTGCCTTCTGCTCCTCGTCTGGAGAAATCTCAATGAAGATACCAAAGTCGTAGATATAGAGGTCCTTGATGTCATTCAATATGGACACGTTGTACTTTCCAATCTTATTAGCAAAGTCATCCTTGAAGTCAGCGTACTGAAGAATGTCAGCAACACGATATGTAAGTGCCTCAGAAATTGTGCGATAAATAAATAGACCACTCTCAAGGATGTGTCTAGTTGCTGTGTTTGAATTAAGTGCTGCAAGTTTCTGTACACCAACCAATGCATTAGGATCAGGAGTAGACCCATCTCTAGCCTCATTAAGACCAGTCACAGAACGGATCATGTCTAGATAGTGATTGTAGTTAGCAATCAACATCTGAGTCTTAGCCGCACCTGAGTTAGATGTAAGCTGCTGAATAGGAACTCGTGCGTTATTAAACTCACCATCCTGAGTGTAACTACGCCCAATAACACTACCAGTCTGGAAGTATAGTCTCAACGCATCCTCAGGGTTGTATGCTGCACCTGTACCCAAGTCAACCTCATTCAATCCATCCGCATCAATGAACACACCATCAGGAACCGTACGTGCAATGACCTGCTGTAACTTTAAGTGAGTCAACTGAATCAAGTCAGCGAAAGGTATCATCCTTCTCACCAACGACTCAATAGCACCCTTGTACATGCGTGGTGCACATGCCACATAGTTTGGTATAGCATGCTGAGATGCAGACTTTGGTCTTACCATGTTCTCAGATAGTTCCCACTTCAACAAGAAGTTGGTACCCATCACCATGACACCATCATACCACACGTCAATGGTCTTCTCAATCTTCTCGAATCGACCTTCCTCCATCATCTCTACAGGAGGATTAAACTTGTCATCCTTCTCTATAACACGAGTACCACCACCTTCAAGAATCTTCTTCTTGTAGACCATCTTCTTGGTGGTCTTATAGTTGAAGTAAAGCAAGGTGCAGGTATCACGATAGAACATGCTGTTCTCATAGAATCGAGCAACATTGTAGTAGTCATACCAACTCTGAGAGTATTTGGAAATCTCTTCCAACTGCTCACGTGTAAGAGTCGGGTCAATCTTAAGCAACTCAGTCATAGGAAGAGTCTTAATCTCTCCCCAATAGAAGCAGTCCTTAAAGAATGGGTCCTCAGTGTAACTGTACACAACATTGGCAGGGTCAACATAGGACACCTCAACGCCAGACCCTGGTAAGAACTCATGCTTAGCAATACCAATACCTAGTACTGTTAAGTCATAGTCAATACGCTTGCGTGTATCCTGATAGTGATTCTCATCAAGGATGGTATTAATAGCCTCCTCTTCAGCAATCTCAATCGCAGGCTTATACTTAAGCTGCATGTATAGCGATAGTTCCTCATCAGTCTGAGGCAACTCCTCTGGGTTAGTAACAAATGGATTAACGCCAGTCTCACCCTGTATCTTTAGAAGCAAGTCCTTAGAAAGCATCTGGCTCTCAATCATGTCCTGATACTTACTTCTCTTAGCCTGAGACATCGCATCCTGTGCGTATGCCTTAACCTTAAAGAGTCTATCTCCCATGCCGTTAACAACAATGTCAACAAACTTAGGGAGAATAGGAACTGGAGTCCAGTCAAGATTTAGGTAAGACAAGTCACCATCAATGGCTAACTCATTCTTATATTTCTGAATGGACTGCTCACCACGTGCGTATAAACGCAAGCGATTAAACTCAGCCCATTGATTGTAATATCTGCATTGACTTCCATCTTTTCGGAACCATTCCCAACTGATTGCCTGCCCGACCTGAAGACCAAACTCAGGGGTAGCTTTCTCCGAATCAGAAACAAACTGGCTTGGAAATGCTGTTGAAGATATATTGACTACGACATCTTTCATCTAATAATTTTACTTTGATTTCCAGTGTTAGCGTACTTTGCGAAATTAACACTAATTTTCGACTCTTTTTTATCTGGTAAATATACATGTTTTTGATTTGCCATTATAGCTAATCCAGAACTGATTGATGCATCGTGCTTTGTTCGGTCATTAATATCAAATTTAGCCCAGTCCTCAAGCGTTCTAATGAATGGCATAGTGCCTATCTCATCCGCTGGTCGGTAGGTAGATGTCATATCAAACCCAATGAACTTCTCAATGTACGACTCAATAGCTGATGCGTGTGCCTGCTTCACTTCTTCACTTGAGTTAGGTATGCCACCCAACTCACGCTCTGTCTTGCTCAACTTGTTCAACACCCTATCAGGTCTGTTCAATGAGAACGCTCTATAGCCCCTGTTCTTAAAGTGGTACAGTATACGTGCCTTGTTATTCTCCGCAAGCATTGGCATCCCATAGAACACACAGGCCATCAACACATCTTCAAAGAATATCTCAGCAGTCTGTGGTCTAGCAATGTACTCTAAGAAGAACTGGTTCGCAGGAGCATCGTCCATGTGGTACTTAGTCATACCATGCAACGCACCATTAGATCCTCTCCCACCTACTACGGCAGAGATATCGTATGGGTCACAGCCAAATGAGCCAAGGTGCTCGTTGCCAGGATACTTCATTCCATTCCTAGTTATCACATTGTTCTGCATGTTGGTAGGAGGGACCCAACTAATTAAGAACCTGCCACGCTGGTCAGGTGTCCATATAACCTTGCCATCCTTCTCACCATCCTTCCAATGAAAGGACCCACGTGTGACCATCTGCCCCTCAATCATTGAGTCATTATAGTCTATCTGCTGATAGATTTTAGTTAAGTTAAAGATAGATGACTTGCTCTCGTCCCTGAACGCATGGCTCTCCGTTCGAGGGAACTGCCGATAGAACTCGTTGAGTGCATCGGCATCATTCTTTAATGAGTCCACCTCAGCCTCCCAATAGTCTATGGCACCATTACGTATCATCTGGTTGTCAACACCAAGGATAGGAGCAGAAGGCTTTCTAAGTACAGGCATGCCATATCTATCAATGAATCCCTCCATGTTCCACTCCATCGGTATAAACAATGAGTATAGGCCGCTCTTAGTTTGTCCATTTGCATTTCTAGTTAATACATTTGAGTCATCGTATAGTTTCTTATAGTTGTCTCCACCCTTGCTCAACGCATTCGATGTAGACCCCATCATGCACTTGCCAATAATCTTACTACCCACCCTGAGACAGGTCTTAGTTACTCGCCAGTTGTTGAGAATATTATTTGGCTTAGTCCACTTAGCACTATTCATACTTATCGTAAAGTCAGATAAAATAAGCTTACGCTCGTCATCATTATCTGCATCTACTTGTATACCAACGTACTCGCCTTTATCTAGATACTCAACAGATACCTTATTCCTTCTTCCCGTAGAAATAGGATTATAACCTTCAAATGATTTCTTTTCAGTTATTAATGGAATCCTAGAAAGTTCTCCAGATAAACTTATCCTGTATACTTCTGTATTAAAATTTGACTTATAATTCTTTACATTACTGCAACTTATTCCACAAGAAAGAGCTAACATTCTAATCTGTTCGATTAAATCTTTTTTACTCATTCCTATTGAAATCATATTCTTCTTCTTATCTGAGTATCCATCAGTCTCAATAATCCCAGCAAGAAGTTGAAGTCTAGATTCAATAGACGACTTCATGTACTGATCAGGAATATGCTTGTTATTGTATACACCAATCTTTCTAAGTTCTGAATTAATTCCTTTAAATCTAAACTCTACTATTTTATCAGATGTACTTTTCTTAAAATCAAAATCAATACCTTTCATTTCAGCAATCCTTCCTAGGTAATGCAATATTTCAGGCTCCTCTTCTTTGTTTACAAGTATAGTAAACTCTTGTTTTCTACCATCTCCAAGCCACAGTCCTAACAGATATGGCGGTATGCCATCATAGTTATCTGCCATTTCAATACCCTTTGATGTAACTCTTGTTAGATGTTGCTTCACAAACTTTGATTTAGACATGTACTCCTCTGGAGTCATTATCACCTCTTCATGTCGATGAGCATTATTTCTAGAATTAAACATGTACCGATTGAATACAAGTCTATGGTTTTTTGTAACGATGTAGTCTTCTCCGTAAGGCTGCTTAACTAAGTATCGGTCTGTTACACCATCAACTCGCTTCATAACTGTCTTTATCTTTCCTCCTTCAACCATTACTTTGTCACCAACATTAATATCCCTTATTGGTTTAAACGTAAAGTCAGCCATCAACAGATTGGTATCTGGAGCATAGCATTCATCATGTGCCAAGAATAATAACTTCTCACCATCGTAAGAGTTCTCCTCAGTGTTCTTCCAGTCAATGGTGGTGTCAAGACCAATCACCTCAGTGTCAGAGGCATTGGCCATATTCTTCTTAGTAATCTTAGATGCAGGTACACGGTACGCAAGCTCAGTCTTTGGCTTGTCCATACCATCCATGATAGGTCTGAAGAAGAATGGTAGCCTACTATTTATTGGGACCACCTTGTCAGTGAACATCTTCTTAGCATCAGCACCTGTCTTAGATAGGATACCAACACGAGAGTCACGAGCAAGAGTGGCTATGTTCACGCACTCAGATGATGACATGAATGAGAACCCTGAGCGTCTAATCTTTAGGTATATCATACCAAATGCTCTAGTGTCTGCTCTGCATGCCTCCCAGAAGATAAAGAATATGCGGTTAGCCTCACGGTAGTCTGCGTATCCAACGTCAATGCTAGACCACTGCAAGTACATGTAGTGAGACCCTGTGATGTATGTTGGCTCACCATTGTTCATGAACCACATTCCATCCTCACGCCTATCAAACTCTGTCTCAATGTAGTCCACCCACCTGTCCTTAAACTCAGCAGGCATCTCGTTCCAGTGAAAGATTGACTGTATCTTTGATAACTCTTTTGGCAAATCTTGCCTCTCCCAGTACTGATCCCTGATGTTCTTACTCCTTGAAAAGCAATCTTTAGGTGCCTTAGGCAGGGCAATATTCAGCCCTGAGATATTTATGATATCACCTATCTCTCCAGTCCTAGATATGACCACCATGTCGTACTGCTCATTGTAGCCGTACATCCATGTCCTCCCACTATTCTTTTTATTTAAAGAGTTCTGGGGGACGTGATCCTTAACGATTCGATATAGACCTTCGCTCTGCAAATCCTTGTTTGGTTTCTGTTCTGTTCACTCCCTTGTCCAACATCTCAAGAGCTTCACGCTCAGCCTCTATTCTGTTGAGAATCTCAAACGCATCAAAGATGGCTAACTTCTTTGTCGCTGCGGCATTCTTTAATCTGTCAGCAGACAACTCATCGTCATCCTCATGCTTAATGATGGCCTCCTTGGCAACCTTAATTAGTTGCTCTACAGCCTGATGCCCTGCCTCAATTATCTTTAACTTAATTTCTTTAGGGTCTCTCATAGTTTGATAGTTATCTGATGGTCAAACATCCTATACAACTTCTCCCCATCCACATCAAACTCATACTCACTGTCTGGCTTGAAGCATACCTTGTCACCTGCACGAATACCTTGAGATAGGAGATAGGCATTAGGGTACACCATCTCACCCATGAGGGGCTCATGAGTGAATGGCTTCTTAATGTACGACTCAATTGCTGGGATAGGTTTAACAAAGCAGTAGCGGTCATATGTATACCAAATATCGCCTCTGCGATATAGGTAGAACTGGTCAGGCTCAATGAAAAACTTATCGTCTCTAAAAAATGACCGACCACTCTTACGTCTACCTCTAATGTCATTGTAGAACTTAAATGCATTGTGGTGTACCAATAGAGTATCACCCTGCTGCACAGGACCATCGTATCCATAGGGCACCTCAATCACCTCAGCATATCTGTTGGAGAACTTGTGGTCTTCCTCTGATGTGTTGACAATGAACTCAATGCCACCAATATCCTTGGTGTTATTGTATCGCTCACCATTTATTGGCTTCACGATAAAATCAAATGGGGACTGCATTAGTAGTTTATATTGTATTCAATTGCAACAGGCATAGTGTAGTTGAACTCCTTCCAGAGAACTACCTCCTGCTTCTCGTTGATAATATAAATTCTAATGGCCCCTGTGTCTATGGTAAACTTAATGAGATGAATCTCATGACTATCTCCAAGTACCTTCTGCCCTACGATGTAGTGCATGGAGCTACCCTTATAGTCTGGTCCTACTGATATTTTTCTTATGTCCATTAGATTAAATTTTATTGAGTAGAATTAAGGAGTATATACTATCCCTAGATTTCCTGTTCCTGTGATTCTATATACACGTCCAACAGCAAGTCCTGCTGCAATAGCCGCTGCATTGTTAGCGTACACAGGCACACTTGGTAGAGGCATAGATAGAATGCTTCCGATGGTAAAGTTCTTAGTCTTGTTGCTGTCCTCAGCATCAGTACCAATAAGTTTGTCGTTATACGAGACGCTTCCGTCTGTAGAATATGAACTAATAGTTGCCATTTTATTCAGCGGTTATAGGTTGAGGATCTGGAGGAACTGGTGGTACATAGTCACCTGTGATGGTAAGGTTCAGTTGACCTGCAACCCAATCATAGGCATAATCATTTGTCTGCCATGCTTGATAGTCCTCTCCAGTCATAGTAAGATTCCCTTGAGCAAGTTGCTGTTGAGCATCACTCAATATAGAATAGTAAAATGTTCCT